AGTGCGGTATTTATCCTGTACAAAGTCATGCTTGGTTTCAGCAACTAAAGCCGCTATTCCATCAGCATTGCTTGTATCTGTAGCCTGTGTTTCTGTTGTTTCTGTTGTTACATCTGAAACAGGTGCTTCTGCAGTATCTGTCATTGTATTGCCTCTACGGTTGTTATAGTTTGGATTATCTTTCTAATGAACTGTTTTTCACCTTCATTAATGCCTGCTGTAAATTGATCCATGCCAGGCACTACTGTCGGCTGCATGATTAAACTTTCTAAAAATATGTCCAATAACTCTGCTCCCTGCTCAGACTGCTTGAATACAGCGTGGATAAGATAGTCAATCTTCTGTAGCTGCTCTTGGTTCTGAGTATCAAAAGCTCTTGCCTCTTCCTGCATTTCATCAAATGGGTTTAGATCATCTGTCATATTTGACCGCCTTGATCAATGCCGCCTTGCTCTAGTCCAGCTTGCGCCGCTTCGTTTACTTGCTGCGCTAATTCATCGCGTTCGTCGTCTGTTCTCATTAACTCGGCAGGTATGCCAAGCATTTTGCCGGTGACTTTTGGCACATCCTCAACTTTAATGCTTCCCGCAATAACTTCAGGGGGTAAAGTACCCATTAAATATTGCGACCACACTTGTAGGTTCTGGAAGTCTTCAAGCTGCTCTGCCTTCGCTAATGGTGATTGCTGTTTAATTGTCACCTCGCGGCCATCAATTCTAAGCTCTGGAACTTCACCCCTAGTCTGTAATACGTCCATGATAGCGGCCACTAATGGCTCGATAAGCTCAGTTTTTAAACGACCAAAGCTAGCACCGGACGATTTCAACATCTCTTGTTGTCTCTGCATCATCTCAGTTGCAGACCTTACCGGATCGGATAAGTCACCCATTGGGTCAGCAAACAATGCTTTTTTAATATCATCCTGAAGCGATGACAGCAAATCATAGCCAAGGCCAATATTTCCAGAAGGCGTCAATGGTTGTATGGATGGGTTGGCGCTGTTATTGCTAGACACTGGAATAATTGAGCCTGGCGCTATTCTAACCGTGTGCGGGTTGAATATTCCATCACTCACACCAGTGTAAACACCAGACATTTGTATGTTTGCATTTCTTAAAATAACCTCTTTCATCATATTAGCGCTTCTTATATCCGCTAATTGCTGAATGATTGGGCCACGACCGTATACTTCACCAGGCACAACATGCCATCGAAAGCAGATTAGCCGCTTAGTTCTAAACTCTTGCTCAAATAGAATATGCTTTTCAGGTTCGTAAATGACCTTGTGATCATACATCCCCGTTTTGGGGTTATAGCACTGCCCGTTCCATATCTCTATCTCATCCGCCGCTTCATTATCTGCCATTCTCTGCAGTTTGTCGGTCAGCTTAGCTTCAGGCCAATTGCGCTTTATGTGCTTAGGCAGCATCTTCTGTTTGCGCCACACCGAATCAATTGATCCGCCTGCAGGCTTTTCGGGGTATAGCTCAGCTAATGGTACATTTTGAAAGCGTATTGCATTAGTCTTGCCAAATTCCTCTTCTTCAATAAGAATCGCGCCGGTGCCTATGCCCAAATCAATTAATGAAGGGGCAATTTCAGTATAGAAGTTAGAATGATTTAATAGCGAAAAGAATTTCTTCGATACCTCGCTTAGTATCTTATTAACACCTTCCGCCTCTTTAGGGTCGATGTCATCACCGGCAGTTAAATCCATCCAGTTAACCCAAGGGGGTATTATTGATGATTGTATTCTATTGGCGAATTGCTGAAGCCCTAAAACCGCAGTCGAATCAAATATATGACGCTCTTTCTCTTGCCCTGGTGAGTAGGTGCTAAACGTTTCCCGCGATGGTGCAGAGTAGTCCATAGCTTCTTGATGAAGTGATCGCCACAACTCCCACCGTTTTTGGGCTTGCTTAGCGCGCTTTAGATACTCTTGAGCTTCACTCATTTAACCACCTAATAGACCGGATCGGCCTTGGTTTGCTCGTGACATTCTAAGTTTTCTATTTGATAGCTCACTAGTCGACTCTGCCAGATCTCTCTGAGTTCTAACTTCTTGCTCTTGTATCTTAAGAGATTGAGCCTTTTGCGCTTTCTTGGCTTCTTTCTGGACATTCTTGCCCGTCATTTCGCCATACTTTCTACGCTTATCTTTTCGCACGTTGCTGAATTCATCGCCCATCTTGAATACCTCTAGTTAATTTATTGTATAACTGATAGGGCGTTATGATGAAAGCAGACCTAATGCCTAGAATTCTTTTAACGGTATCCACACACGTATTAAGTGAAAGTGTAAAGCATGTTGCATTAATGTCAATTATAGGGTTGCACTCCACAATGATACATTCATTACCCACAAGCCCCTCTATTGTAGGCTCTATGCTTTTTGGTATTGTAAATGTATCTGTATGCGTTTGTATTGGGTCGATAATAAGCCAAAAATAATCCGCGCAAATAGAATCAACAACGAATACATGCCCAAAGTCTTTTCTAGTTAGCTTAGTCCACCACATCGAACTCTTAGAGCTGGTGAATATAACGTACATTAAAACAAATCCCAGCCAGTATTGGCTATAACTGTTGCAGTTGGCATGCCATCAGACTTAATGAGCGCTTTCCTTCCCTCACCGGCAGACATTAAGCCGTATTCTCCAGCTTCACATATATGCGAATACTTATTCTTGTCCGGTTGGTCTTTGTACTTCTCATCGCCTATAACCTGTATTCTTAAATAGCAGAAGCCGCCATTTAGCCCTTTTCGCCACATTTTACACTTTGGACTTATCATAAATGCTGGCTTACCATCCATACACATTCGCGTGAGGTTGTTAACAAGTGAGGATCTTCTAACCAAGGGATCGTTTGTATGTACACCCTGAACATTAATGCCATGCTTTCTTAGTATTTGAATGGCTGACACTTCGACCTGCTCCCCTCTGTTCTTGCCTGCAGGGTCTGCACCCCCTACCTCAAACTTAAAATTGGGGTAATTCATATCTATGTAGCGCTTTAGCTCGGGTGCAAAAGTCGAAGCACTCATATTGATTGTGTTGAATTCATCAAACCCAATGTATCTGCCCATATCAGGGTCATACTGAATAAACGCACATGCAGGCGTCCGGCCAAAATCACACCCAAGAATGATAGGCAGTCTTGGGTCAGGTTTATAAAATTCCTTCATACAGTGAACGCTATCAACATATTCGGGATAGACCGGCTTACCGCTCATCACCACGCCATATTCATTGCATAGATTGACTAAGATCCAATCCTTCGCTTTACCCTCCATACCTTTCATGTAATAGCCGTCGGGAAGGTTTATTAAGTTTTCTGCGTCAGGGTTTAATTCAAATCCATCACCAACAGGTATTAGACCGCCAGGCTGTTTATGAAAACGCCAGCTTTCTGGCTTAACCTCTTCAGCTAAATTGTAGTACCAGTGATCGTCGTCCGGCGCGTTTGTATCGCCAAGCATGCCATGCCATGTGGGTGTTACCCCGCCCGAAGCTTTTGATGGGTAGCGTCCGTGTCGAAGGTCGGCCATATCGACCACGGCTTTTGGAAGCTCTTTCATTTCATTAAGCCAAAACCCCGTTACTTGTGAGCCTCGGAGCTTTTTAACTGAGTCCGGTCTATCTAATGCAATAAACACCAGTTCAGCATGAACGGTTGTGCCGTCTTCAAGATCAAAGTCTAGCTTCTGTGTGGGTGGCTTTTTATTGCCGTCTGAATACTTCCCCAGCTCTCCATACAGCGAAAGCCAGTCTTTAACAGTTGTGGTTAATAGATCAGAGTATGTGTTTCTTACTGCATACCATCTTGAAGGCCTTATAAAATCCCTGTTTGGCTCTTGCTTGCACATTGCATCAAATAGCTTTTGGCAGCTTTCAATGGTCTTGCCGCTACCCAATGGCCCCATTATTGCTTCAACACGGCTCCACGATTGTCGATAATCTTTTAGCACTTGGCCTTGTGCTTTTGTTATGTACTCAATCGTTGGCATTGCCGGTTAAGTCCTTTCTTATCACAACAGTTCTAACATCGACATCACCGGTTAATTCTACAGCTTTTAAGTCAGGACAATACTTTTTAATCAATGCTAACTTGGTGTCAATAACCTTGCTATATCGCTGAATCATAAGGGGTTCTATGTCCTCACCCTCATCTCCTAATTTGTCACATAAATCAATGACGTGCTGCAAATGACCTTGGCTAGATAATTGCTCTCTTAAAGCCTCTTGTCTTATGCGTTTATTTTTAGCTGCTGTCGTTGCTTTATCTGCCACTCATTACCCCTTCCACCGGTTCATGTCACCTTTGGTAGGTATATAGCGCTTAAGTCCGTATGCAACAATAGTATTGCCTTGACCGGAGTTTGTGGCTGTATGCTCCAGACATCGGGTTAGGTTTTCTATTGTTGCCTCTAGCTCTTCAATGCGTTTGATTAAATCAGTGTTATCGACTTTTGGCTTAGACTTGGGGCCAGGCTTGGACTTAGTGGGTGATAATGATTCTGTTGCCGCTGTTTCTTCGTTCATATGCTGCTTTCTCCGCTAGGTTTATTTTCTCTTGGATAAATAAAGTATCTGTGCGTTTGCTTGCTTCTTCGATTAGATGGGTTTTTATTTCAATAAATGAATTGTAGGGTAGGTCTGCTTTTGCCCAATAGTGCGCTAGCTCTTCTAGTGCTTCAACTCCCTCGTTGATGTTATCAGAGGATAGCTTATCTACGCACTCATCAAATAAACGGTCTATTTTGTTTCGGTCATCTTGCAATGTAAGCCTCTATAACTGGCGATGCAGTTTGAAATAGTACAATAATTATACCTGCAATTGTGCAAAGAATCTTCACCCATGTTTTAACAGTGGTTTTTATCTCTGCTATGTCCTCTCGGTTTTCTTGTATTTCGTCTGCTTGCTTTCTGTGCTTATCGAATGATGTATTTACATCCTTCTGTATTTCTTTTATCTGTTCTGTGAATGTGGCGCTACTCGATGTTACTGCAATTGTCAGTTCTGTTACGCTTTTTTCTAAACTCTCTAGCGTAGACATTAGCTATTATTCCCCAGCTTTTTACTAGCCAGTAGATAACGGTCAAGAAACCTAAAAGAATCTGTATGTCCGTATAAAATGCCGACAAGTTTATTAACTCCAAAAAACAAGAATAGTAAAGTTTGAACTACAGCTAATGAAAGTAAGGCCCAGTAATGCATCCCGAGTCCATCTATCGTTGCGCCATAATTTAAATCATACAATACGTCGGTATATGCCAGCATCCCGCCCACTTGGACACCTAGACCTATGAAGCAGGTTATGCTAAGAGCTTCGGTTATGTGTTTTACATATAGTGCTTTTTGACTCAATACAATTATTGTTAATATCTCAACAAGCGCACCGAGTACAAAGAAGGCGATAAAATCACAAAATACATTGTATGCATGTATATTGCTTGAATTACTGCTAAACCCAATCATTAGCTCTTGATAGTGTTCTGTTGCATAATCGGTGGCTACTGTGAATAGCCACGCGCAAGTAAAGACAGCGATTAATGTTACGACGTTTTTACTTTCCTTTGTCATTTGTTTTTATACCCTTGAATTTCTTCTTAACTGAAGCAAAAGCCGCTTTATTCTTTTTTTTCTCTTCTTCTTCGCGCTCTTTCTCGGTCTTGATTTTCTTTTTTAAAATCGCCATTCCAAATCCTAGTGTTTTTATTTATTGTAGCATAAGTGATAAATGGGCGGTAATTAAGTATCTCTAGCTCCACTAATCATTTCCTTTGTACTTCTGTATGGCCTATCTGAAAACCCTAATAACCCATATTGCCTAAGACCGAACAAGCTAATCCTATAGCACTCAATCTTCTGATTCAGCATGGCATGATCTGTGCTTGTATAGTGTGCTGGGTAGTTTGTAACGTAAACCTTTTCGCTAGTCACTCTAACCCTCAGTTTATCTTTTGGATTTATGCGTAAACAAAAAGGCTTTAATGCGGCATTGATAGCCGATCTCGTGATTTTAACTAGTCTTGATTCCATGCCAACTCCTATTATTTAATTAGGTCTCTATTCTCGTGAATATTTCCGATTATCTCGACGTGATACTTCCATGATGCGGGTGCTACTGGGCCAATTGATAGGCTTGATAGCGCATTCCTAAGCTCCAAATCCCAGCAACCGGCCTGCTCATGAAATACAATCTCGCAAATTCTGACATCCCTAACTAAAACTAAGTCCCCCTCATAAATCTCTTTGCCGTTCTTGTCCTCAAGGCCGGTATATTGCATGACCTCTATACCGTCATAACTTATAGCATCAATTAAACTGTAATCACTGGCGAACCTCTCCCCATCAACAACAAACTGAAAGTCCGTCTCCATTACGTCTAATTCATTTAGTGGCCACTCAGCCATGATTAAATGCTTTTTATGCCACGCTCTAAACTTTATCTCTCTCATATTAACCTCTATTCAATTAATTGCTCGGGGTGTATGCCTCTGGAGTGACAGTTAACAGTTGAATGGCACTTGTTAGCGTATCAAATATTGTATCTAAGTCATTGTTTGATAGATTCGCTCTATCTTGATAGGCAATATTCCTG